CAAGCTGCAAATAGAGAACCTTATGAAATTTCTTTATCACAAGGTATTGATGGAACTGTTGATAACTCAGGATTGTCAAGTGCTTATGATGAGTTTGCTGACGAAGAACTAGTGGATATTTCCTTTCTAATGGCTGCTGATGGGGATGCAACTATTGCTGTGAAGGTTTTTGAAATAGTTTCGAGTAGACAAGACTGTCTTGGGGTTATTTCTCCATTATATGCAAATGTTGTTGACTCAAATCCAATGAGTGAGATTAAATCCTACAGAGAATCTTTAAATGTTGGTGGATTGAAAGACCTTAAAGGTAGTTTCATGGTTATGGATGATAACTGGAAATATCAGTTTGATAAGTACAATAACGTAAACCGATGGGTTCCTTGTAACGGTGATACTGCTGGATTGATGGCAGAAACTGATACAGAAAGAGCTGCTTGGTTTAGTCCAGGTGGTCGAGGATTGAAAAACGTTATCAAACTTGCTTGGAAATCTAAGAAAGCAGAGAGAGATGTTCTATATCCTTTAGGTGTTAACTCAATCACTACATTCCCTGGAGAGGGTGCAATCTTATATGGTGATCGAACTATGTTAAGAAGACCTTCAGCGTTCGATAGAATTAACGTTAGAAGACTGTTTATCGTATTGAGAAAGAGTATTTCCAGAACTGCTCGATCATTTCTATTCGAAAATAACACTGAGTATACTAGAGAAAGATTCAAGAGTACTGTTATACCTTTCTTGGAAGAAGTTCAAGGAAGACAGGGTATTACCGATTTCCTAGTTGTTTGTGATGAAACTAACAATACTGGTCAAGTTATTGATCAGAATAGGTTTAAAGGTGATATATATATTAAACCAAGTAGAAGTATTAACTTTATAGAACTTAACTTTGTTGCTGTTAGAACAGATGTTGAGTTTAGTGAAGTTGTAGGTTCTATATAATAAGGAGAGATGAATAATGGCTTATTCAATAGAAAACATTAAATCACAATTAGTTGGTGGAGGAGCCCGAAACGCACTCTTCAAAGCTTCTTTTACTTATCCAGATGGTGTTGGTGAGAGATCTAGTCAGAAACTCGAATTCATGTGTAAAGCATCTTCGGGGATTCCTCAATCAACCATAACACCCATAGACGTTGATTATATGGGAAGAAAAGTTAAAGTTGCTGGTTCAAGACCTGCTTTTCCAGATTGGACATTAACTGTTATTAACGATGAAGATTTTCTTATTCGTAACGATTTAGAAAAGTGGATGAACTTTATTAACGGACATGTTGATAATCAACAACCAGTTGGTTTAAGAGAATATAAAACTGATGGTTATATTGACCAACTATCCAAAGATGGTTCTACTATAAGAAGATATACTTTTAAAGGTATTTTCCCGATTGATTTAGGAGCAATTGCTTTAGGTTGGGATCAGGATACTATTCAAGAGTTTGATGTTACTTTTTCGATTGATTGGTGGGAAGTATCTGGTAATACTTCTAACATAGATTTCCCAAAAGGTAATAACGTATAATATAACTTTGTTATAACTATAAAGAAGGGTTCTACTAAATAAGAGTGGAACTCTTTTTTTATATATTGGAGAATGTAATGCCAAAGTTTCTAGGTTATGAATTCGATTTATTTGGTTTTTTAAAAACAGAAGAAAAACCAGTTGCTCCGATTCTCAACGAACCAAATGATGATGGTTCTAAAATTGTTGAGGTATCACAAGATAAAGATGGTGCTGGTGTATTTTTTACTTCTGGTACAACATTAAACTATGATAGTTCTTTTCAAGACGAAAAAGATTTAATTAAAAGATATAGGAATATGGCTTTTCAACCAGAAGTTGATGAAGCTATAAATGATATTGTCGTTGATTCTATTGTTGCAGATGAGAGAGAAGACACTGTAAAGGTTGATCTTCAAAGAACTGAATGGTCTAAAGGAATTCAGAAGAAAGTTGCTGAAGAGTTCTCAAACGTTTTAGATATCTTGGAGTTTAGGGGTAAAGGGTTTGAGATGTTCAAATCTTGGTATATTGATGGAAGAATATTCTATCAAAAAGTTCCACACAAAGATACTAAAAAAGGTTTACATTCGGTCAAAAGGTTGGACTCTTTAAATATTAAAAAAGTAAAAGAGATTACAAAGAAAACAGATAAAAAAACTGGTGTTGAATATATCACTGGTGTTAAAGAGTATTATGTTTATAATAAGCAATCAAACTACCATCCTGGGTATACTTCCATGAAAGGTAATGTGACAACCAGTATTAAAATACCCATAGATAACATTGCCTATGCACATTCTGGTTTGTTCGATAGTGAAAAGGAGCAGGTGCTATCGCACCTTCACAAAGCAATGAAGACGTTAAATCAACTTCTAATGCTAGAGGATAGTGTTGTGATATATCGCATCTCTAGAGCACCAGAAAGAAGGGTTTTCTATATTGATGTGGGTAATCTTCCAAGAACAAAAGCAGAACAGTATCTTCAAGATATCATGAGAAGATTTCGGAATAAATTAGTTTACGATTCTTCAACAGGTGAAGTTCGGGATGATAGAAAATTCACGACTATGACCGAAGATTATTGGTTACCTAGAAGAGAAGGTAAAACAGGAACATCGATCGAAACTTTACCTGCTGGTCAGAACCTTGGTGAAATGGAAGATGTCGAGTATTTTAAAAAGAAACTTTACAAGTCTTTAAATATCCCAACTTCCAGATTAGAACAGGAAACTGCTTTCAATATGGGTAGGAGTGGTGAAATAACCAGAGATGAAGTGAAGTTTGCTAAGTTTATTGATAGATTAAGAAGAAGATTCTCTGAGATATTCTATGACCTTTTGTCAACACAACTGATTATGAAAGGTGTGATGACTAAGGAAGAGTGGGATGAGAATAAAGATAGGATTGAGTTTGTCTATTCTAACAACTCTTATTTTTCTGAACTGAAGAGTATGGAATTGTTGAGGGAAAGATTTGCTTTAGCAACTGAAGCAGAATCATACATCGGTGAATATCTATCTCGTAGATGGATGTATAATAATGTCTTCAAGTTCAGTGATGCTGAGATTGCTGCAATGAAGAAAGAGATTGATAAAGAGCAAGATGTTGGTGAAATTACACCTGATGATTTTGGTAATGCTGGTTCTGATTTATCTACTGGAAGTGCGAACTCAAATTATCAACAGAGACCACCCCAACAATCAAGACCAGAACCAAATGAAACATTTCTAGATGATAATGACATTGTTTCAAACTTTGCACAAGCTAATAATGTCAGCACTAAAACTGTATCACAACTCTTAGAAAAGTTTTCTGAAGTGGAAGATGAATAATAATGAACTTTGAACTTGATATAGATTCTGAATCAATAGTTTTGAAAGAGGGTATTGACAATTCTTTCAGAGCAGTTTTTGATATACAGAACTTTTCTGTTGAACTCGTAAAAGAAAGACCAAATATTGATATTTTCTTTCAAGAACAGTTTGTCCCAGAAAAACATATATCCTTCGGTGTATCTTTAGATGAGAGTTCAAATGTCTATGATTCGGACTTTAGAAAGTTTTTTGGAATCCACACTTTCAACATTTTCTGTGAGAGTAATCAACCGAAAGATTTCAACGAAGATTTCCAGAATTTCTTTGATATTACTAGATCTAGCTTAGATCTATCAACTTTACAGAATCTAAAACCTCAGAAGAAGGTTATTGTAGAACCAGAAATGGTACTAGAGCAAACTGAAGAAGTAGTTGAAGAAGAAGTGATTGTTGAAGTTGAGAAACCTTTCCCATTCAGAGTTTCACTGAATGAATCAAACTTTGTGTATGATTGTGATTTTCGAAAATATTTCCATATTCATAATTTCGAAACTTGTATTGATAGGTCTAAAAAGGTTGATGATTTAGTTTTCGAAGAACATTTCCAAATCAAAAAACAACCAGAATATGATTACAACATTATTGAGAATCTAAGGAAAGACCTCAATAGTCGAAAGATAGTTACAAGGGAAGAGAGGGAGAGTGTAGTCCTCAATGAACCAGAAGTTTCTGTATTGGAAGAGGCTAAAGAATCCCTAGAACCTAATGTTGAAGAAACTACGAGTGTAATCAAAGAGAATCATTTCTACAAGATTGTGGAAGTTGATGCTCCAGAATACATTGAACCAGAACCTGAGATTGAAGTTTCATATAAAGATGAAGTTGAACAACAACTTACCGATATGGAAAATAAGTATGAAGATTTACTTCAGAAGACTAGAGAAAATTATGAATCTCAACTCAATAAGATGGTTAGTGACTTTTCAGATTTTAGAAATCATATCAATCAACAAGTAACTAAAATGTCTTTTATATCTTCTGCTACAGGTGGTGGTGCGGTGAATATTCTAGACATGGATGATGTTGATAAATCAAATATAAGTGACGGATACACTCTTTCATATAACGATACTTTAAAGAAATTTGAGTTTATAAACCCAGAAATGGCGGCATCTTCTGCTTCTTTACAACATTGGCAATCAGATGTTTTTGATATAGTTCAAGAAGATTTAGATAATGGATATATAAATTTATCTTCCTCAGTTGATAGCACCTATTACGATATTTCTGAAGTTCAGATAAATGGTGTTGTGAATTATTACCCATTATACAGTTTCACAACTTCTAGAAGAATAAATATTTCAAACCTAAATGTGGGTGTTGGTGATAAAGTTAGAGTTGTTTACATAAAAAGTTAAACTTTTTTTTCAAAAATACTAAAAAGTGTTATATATAAATATAGATTGATAAACTTTTGAACCTTGAGAACTTCATATAATGTTAGAATATGGAAACTCAAGGAGTAGAAATGCCTTTAAAAATAAAAGGTGATCAGATAAAACACTCTTCCATAGCACTGGAAAACCTTGAAGATATAGACTCTGGAAAAATATTAGGTAGTGATGGCACTGGAACACCTTCTCTAATATCATCTCAGGATATAAGATCCATAGCAGGGTTAACAACAACTGATAACGTTCAGTTTTCCGAAATAAATGGTGATCAGGGAGTTTTCGCATCCTTAGACGCTGATGGTAGTGTAGTATTCAAGTCTGATTTAGCTATTAGTGGAAACCTTGTAGTAAAAGGCGATAAAACTAATATAGATACAACTAATCTGACAATAGATGACCCCATGATATACCTTTCAAAGGGTAACTCTTCAAACTTATTAGACATTGGTTTAATAGGTAGTTACAAATCGACGGACAGTGGGTCTAGTATTATTTCAAATGCTGATTTCGATTATGATATATCATCTGATGATTGGATTGATGTTTCAGTTGGAAATTCGACAAGATATTACGTTGATTGGAGATCCTCTTATAAAGATTTACACCTTTCTACTATATCTGGAGCTCATTATTGGGGGGCAATGGTATATCAAGATGTAGAATTTTCCGTTGACATCTCAGGTGATAAAACTTATAGAATTGATGTGGAAATCATGGTTGGTAATGCCCATACAGGAGTATATTGTGAACTATCTTTCTGGGATAGATCGGTAACTCCGTCTTTCACCACAAGAGGTGATGCTGAAGATAATACGAAAGTATACGTTGCATCAATCCCTGGAACACTAACTTCTGGTCCATGGGCCCGTAGATATAGTACCGATTATTACACTATGTCCTCAAACGAAATAACTCCATCATCTGACCTTTCTGATGGATTTAAGATATCCATTAAAGTTGGTAATGGGACTCAACCAGGTAGTAATCCTTACGCTGGTAGCGGTCAGATTTATATTGATAGTGTAAAACTATATGAAGTTGATGTCGCAACTGGGGATGAAACGGAGATTGTTCTACCTTCAGAAAAATATTCTGGAATCTTTCTAGATGCTAGTGACGGAAAATTTAAATTATTCGATACGGCAGTAGACTTATCATCCAGTACAACAGTAACCCCAAACTATACGGACGTTTCTGGTTATGAATATAGTGTAGGTAAATTAGTTGCTGATATTGAAGGTGATATAACCTTCTCAACTAATAGAACGTTCACCCTGAGTGGTGATTTAGGTGGATCGGCAACATTTGATGGTTCTTCTAATGTAAACATCTCATCCACCATTCAAGACGA